GTCATCTTCTCGATTTAGCGAGAGATATCCGAATTTGTACCGATTTTTAAAGGACATGTTGTTTTTTAAACAGCATGTTTCTTTTTTAACAAAAGGTTGTTTGATTATTGATTTTATCAGGCATATTGTGTAACTGAGGTAAAGGGTTTAGGTGGATTTTTCGGGATAAAAGGGAATGAATAAACAAAAACAGGCTAACTATATCTTGTCATATTACCAACAGATTCAAGATGGCTCTGTTTTAGTTGGGAAGTACATTGAAAAGATCTACAAATATCTGATTTCAGGCATAGAGAAGAAGGAATTCTTTTTCGATCAGAAAAAAGCCTGCGCTGCTGTTGACTGGATTGAAGAACATACTTTTCATACAGAAGGAGATCTCGCCACTCAGCCATTCAAGTTGGAGTTGTGGGAGAAGGCTATGATCTCGGCGATGTTCGGGATCGTGGACGCGAATGGAAAAAGGCAGTTCAGGGAAATCGTTCTGATCGTTGCCCGGAAGAATGGGAAATCATTACTTGCTGCTGCTATTGCTCGTTATATTTGGCTCATCGATGGTGGGTATGGGACCAAAATCTTCAACATTGCTCCGAAACTGGCACAGGCGAATATCATCTACGACAACATATGGTTGATGACGCAACTTGATCCTGAGTATCAGGCATTGAAAGAAGCGTGTTCGGAGAAGGACATGCACAACAAGAAGATCAATGATGACTCAATGCTTCCGAAGCATCGAATGACGGATCTGTATGTTGCGGGAACAAATTCGGTCGTGCAGAAGATCGCGTTTTCCGCCAAGAAGTCTGATGGATTCAATCCTTCTCTTTGCATCTGTGATGAGATCGCCGCCTGGGAAGGCGACTCTGGCCTTAAACAGTATGAGGTCATGAAATCCGGTATGGGCGCCAGGTCAGAAGCGATGCTTCTCTCATGCACGACATCCGGATATATCAACGATTCGATTTATGACGAATTGCTGAAAAGATGTTCGCGATTCCTGCTTGGCGATTCGAACGAAAAGAGACTTCTTCCGTTCCTCTACATGATCGACAATCCGGAAAAGTGGAACGATATCAACGAGCTTCGAAAATCTAATCCGAATCTTGGCGTTTCGATCCCGATCGACTTCATGCTGGAAGAAATTGCGATCGCAGAAGGATCTCTTTCAAAAAAGGGCGAGTTCATCACAAAATATTGCAATCTTAAACAAAACAGTTCACTCGCCTGGCTCGATGTTGAAACGATCAACAAATGCTTCGGGGATCAGTTCGATCTCGATGATTTTAGATCCTCTTATGCAGTTGCAGGAATTGACTTATCGCAGACCACTGACTTGACGGCCGCGGTCGTGATAATCGAAAAGAATGGCGAATTGTATGTGATCTCGAAGGCTTGGCTTCCGGCGGAAAGAATCGATGATGCGATTGCTCGGGACGGTTTGCCGTATAAGCAGTACATCGAAAACGGTTGGCTTGAGTTGAGCGGCGAGAATTTTGTAGATTATCGAGATTGCTTCAGATGGTTTGTGGATTTGGTGGAAAATTATGAGATCCTTCCTCTGATGGTCGGATACGACAGATATTCCGCGCAGTATCTGATTCAGGATCTGAATGCCTATGGATTCAAAACAGATGATGTCTACCAGGGTGATAATCTTTGGGGCATTCTTCAGGAAATGGAGGGGTTACTTAAAGATGGTCGAGTCCACTGCGGCGATAGTGATTTGGTAAAGGTTCACATGCTGAATTCAGCAATAAAGATGAGTGCTGAGAGAGGGCGCGGGAGATTGGTCAAGATCCGTCCGTCCATGCACATAGATATTATGGCTGCTATGGCTGACGCGTTCTGTGTTCGTCAGAAATGGTATGCCGAGATCGGGGATCAATTAGCTAATAGGGGATAGCAATGGGATTATTTGATGCAATTTTTAAGAACCGTCCGAAAGAAAAGGGCAAATATGAAGGCGGCTTTCAGATGCTTAACGGCTACACGCCTCGTTTTACCACTTTCAACGGTTCGATCTATGAGTCACAGCTCATCAGGGCCGCTATCAATGCAAGGGCCACTCACATCGCAAAATTGAAGGTTGAGATCGGTGGATCCGCAAGACCGGCGCTCCGTTCGAAACTTCAACATGCTCCGAATCAGTTTCAGACATGGTATCAGTTCATGTATCGGCTTTCGACCATACTGGATGTTCATAATACGGCTTTCATTTGTCCGGTTTATGACCAGTACGGTGAACCGTCAGGGATCATCGTTCCTCTTCCGCAGAGATGCGAAGTCATTCAATATTCGGGCGTTCCGTATCTGCGTTATGAATTCGCAAACGGTCAAAAGGCCGCGATCGAGCTCGATTATTGTGGAATCATGACGAAGTTCCAGTACAAAGATGATCTTTTCGGAGAATCCAACAGAGCGTTGTTCCCGACAATTGATTTAATAGATATTCAGAATCAGGGAATAAAAGAGGGCGTGAAGAGCGCCGCGACATATCGCTTTTGGGCACAGCTTAACAACTTCGCCAAGTCTACCGACATCGCCAACGAGCGAAAAAGGTTCAGCGAGGAGAATTTCAGCAAGGACGCGCAGGGCGGCGGCCTGTTACTGTTCCCGAATACATACACGAACATCAGCCAGGTTAAATCCGATCCGTGGGTTGTTGATTCGGAAGAAGAGAAGCTTATTAAGACAAATGTCTTTGATTATTTCAACGTAAACGAGGAAATGCTTCAATCGTTGGCATATGGCGATAAGTGGACGGCTGTGTATGAAGGCGTTTGTGAACCGTTTGCGATTCAGTTTTCTGAAGTCTGCACGAAGATGTTATTCACGCTTCGCGAACAGAGCCAGGGGAATTATGTCATGGCAACGGCGAACAGGCTTCAGTATATGAGCAATAAAGAAAAACTTGAGATCTCCGCGCAGATGGCCGACAGAGGGATTTTAAACCGCGATGAAGTTCGTGAGATTTGGAATCTTCCGCCGCTGCCGAATGGCGAGGGTCAAGAATACATCATCAGGGGAGAATATTACAACGCAGATGAGAAGCTGAAACAGCAAGGGGAGGATTCAGATGAACAACAAGGAGATTAGAACATTCAATTTCGAAGTCAGAGCAGATCAGAACGAAGAACATGGTCATTTTTTGGCCGGTACGCCTATCGTATTCGATGCAAGAACAGATCTCGGTTATTGTGATGAGATCATTTCGCGCGGCGCGCTCGATGGGACGGATCTTCGTGATGTTCGCTTTTTGGTAAATCACAACACAGATATGATTCCGTTGGCCAGGAGCCGCAATAATAACGCGAATAGCACCATGCAGCTCGAAGTTACTGATGACGGAATGAATATCCGCGTAGATCTCGACACGGAGAACAACGCGGAGGCAAAAAGCTTGTATTCAGCAGTAGAAAGAGGCGATCTTGACGGTATGAGCTTCATGTTTACTGTTGATGCAGATAGCTGGGAAAATTTGGAGTCTGAACACCCTACACGCAAAGTAGAGAGACTTGGCAAGGTGTTCGAGGTTTCTGCCGTCACTTTCCCGGCATACGAGCAGACATCGATCTCGGCAAGGGGTCTGTCCGAGGCATTGGAGAATGCAAGGGCATCGCTGGAGAGCGCAAGAGCGGAGCAGAGAGCGATCGAAGCACAGAAGCAGAAAATCAGAATCATGAGAGGAGTCTGAGTATGGAAATCAGAGAAATGACGATCGAACAGATCGAAGAGCGTAAGGCTGCTATCGTTGCAGAGCTTGACGCAGAAGGCGCTGATCTGAATGCGCTTGAAGAAGAGATGAGATCTCTGAATGAAGAGATCGAGACTCGCAAAGCTGAAGAAGCACAGAAGGCCGAGATCCGCAAAGCGGTTGCTACCGGCGAAGTTGGTGAAGTTGTTAAAAAAGTTGAAGAGGAGAAGAGAGATATGAGAACAAACGAAGAAATCAGAGCGTCCAAAGAATATGTTGATGCGTACGCTCGCTATCTTGTAACAGAAGATGCTACGGAGTGCCGTTCCCTTCTGTCTGAAAATGTTGGTGGCGGTTCCGTTCCGGTTCCTACGCTTGTTGATGAGATCGTAAGAACAGCTTGGGAGAACAACGAGATCCTGGCAAGAGTTAAAAAGACCGAGATCCGCGGCAATCTGAAAGTTGCTTTCGAGAGAGTTGCAAGCGCAGCCGGTGTTCATACCGAAGGCGCAGCTGCTCCGGATGAAGAGACACTGAAGCTCGGTATCGTTACGATGGTTCCTGCAAACATCAAGAAGTGGATCCGCGTATCTGATGAAGCAATCGCAATGGGTGGCGAAGCACTCGTTCGCTATGTCTATGACGAAGTAACCTATCAGATCATTAAGAAGCTGGCTGATCTTGTTGTTAATGACATCGCGACAGCAGCTACAACGGCAACTTCTGTTGCTGCATGTGTATCTCAGATCACAAGCGCGCCTACAGTTACGGCTATTGCTACTGCATTCGCTAACCTGTCCGATGAGGCTACTGATCCGGTTATCATCATGAACAAGCTGACATATGCAAACTTCAAACAGGCACAGGCAGCAGCGTCCTACGCTATCGATCCGTTCGAGGGCCTGCCGGTTCTGTTCAACAACAGCCTGAAAGCATACAGCGCAGCATCCAGCGGAAACGTTTATGCAATCGTTGGCGATCTGAAGGGTGTTCAGGTCAACTACCCTGAAGGCGAAGGCGTTGCTCTGAAGTATGACGATCTGTCTGAAGCAGAGAAGGATCTTGTGAAGATCGTTGGTAGACAGTATGCGGCTCACGCACTCACGGCTTGCGGTCGCTTCTGCAATATCAAAAAGGGTAGCTGATGAAAGTCAAACTTTTGCGTGATGCAAGGATAACGGCTTTAGTTGGGGAGATCGTAGAGGTTTCCCCGGCGCAGGCCGACTTCCTGATCTCCGTGGGGAGCGCGGAGAAAATCGCAGAAAAGGCTACACAGCCGAAAGTTGAAGAAGCCGAAAAAGCCGTGATCGCACCAAAGGCTTCGACAACGCCGAAGAAACCGGCAACAGTTAAAAAAGCAACAAAGAAATGAGGTTATCATGCTTGACAAGGTAAAACTGGCGCTTTTGATTTCGACAAATGATTTTGACACGGAGCTGACGGATCTGATTAACGCCGCTTTCATTGATCTGAACATCGGCGATGTCGATCCTACTGCCACTGTTATCACCACAACAGACGCGGCAATCATTCGAGCTGTCTGCACATACTGTGCTTATCAGTTTGAATTGCTTCATGGGTCGATCGAGAGATCTAACGCGTTCAAGAAATCCTATGATGAGCAGAAATCTCAGTTGGGTACAGCTACCGGTTACACGGTTTGGAGTGCGGAATGAATCAGGTAAGCAAGATTTCATTGATTTCAAGGTCATACACATACAGCTCGATCGGTGTTCCGATTACGGAAGAGCATAAAAAGGACGTTTTTGCCTTTGTGTTCTCTGTGGGAAGGTCGGAGTTTTTCAACGCCGGTCAGCATGGCCTGAAGCCAGCCGCAGTTTACGCAGTTCGTTCTACCGAATACGGAGGACAGAGCGAGATCGAAAGCGATGGCGAGCGCTTATCAGTTTACCGGACATACGCACGAGCAGACGGACGCACAGAGCTATATACAAGCAGGAGAAAAGGCGCAAATGATGACATTGTCGGGAGTTAAAACAATTCTTGAAAGCGTTGATGAGGGCGCTTTTATCGGAAAAGTGGCGTATCGCGCATTCCCAGCAGAAGCGGCTCCGGATCTTCCGTTTATCTGTTTCCTGGAAACAAATACGGAAAATTTCGTTGCTGATAGTCGAGTATATCAGAAGCGCCAGCACGTTGACATCGAGTTATATTCCTCGCAGAAGGATCCCGAAAGCGAAGCGGCACTCGAAGCCACATTAGACGCCAATAATCTGATTTGGGACAAGTATGAAGAATACATTGATACCGAAGAGATGGTTGAAGTCGTTTATGAGGTCGTGATATGAGCATAAAGCCCGATGAGCTTCAAAAGGCAATTTCAAAGACGCTCGAAGAATGGGCCGATGTGACGGAAGAAGCAGCTGTTAAAGGCTTGCATGAAACCGCATCGGAAGCAGTGCAGAAATTGCGGGCTGCAAATCCTCCCGGATCGGGAGAATGGGGATCGTGGGATGCTTACAATGCAGATTGGACTCTCAAGCATGAAACGGCCGCGAAGAGAGGGAAAACTGCGATGATCGTGCATAATGCGAAGCACTATCAGTTGACGCATCTGCTTGAAAATGGTCACGCGTTGAGGGACGGAGGAAGATCGAGAGCATTCCCTCATATTGCACCGGTTGCTGAAGAAGCCGAAAAAGAGCTTCTTGACAACATAAAGAAGTACATCCAATAAAACAAAAAGAGGAGAGGAAAAAACATGGCTAATAAAATCAAGTACGGCTTGAGCCGCGTATATTATGCAGCCGCTACCCTGAGCACATCAGGCGCCGCTACATACGCAACACCGGTACAGATCCCGGGCGCTGTATCACTTGAAATGGAGCCTTCGGGAGAAGCTAACAAGTTCTATGCTGACAACATCGCATATGCAACATTTGCGGCCAATGCCGGATACTCGGGTGATCTTGAAGTTGCTCTTATTCCGGACAGCTTTAGAACGACCATTTTGGGCGAAGTTACAAGCAGTAACATCCAGTATGAGAAGGCAGCGGCAAGCACTACACCGTTCGCGCTTCTGTTCCAGTTTGAAGGCGATGACACTGCTACGCGTCACGTTTTCTACAACTGTACTGCATCCCGTCCGAATGTTGGAAGTAAGACAACGGAAGAGAGTGTTGATGTTCAGACCGAAAAGATCACGATCACATGTGGCGCGATCTACAACGCGAAGCTGGATGCAAACATCGTAAAGGGCAAATGCTCTGACGATACGCAGACCGAGTACACAAACTGGTTTAGCGCAGTTCAGCAGGCTCACAACTAATCGAAGGTAAAAGGGAATGATGGAGGAAACAACATGGTAAAGACTATCAAGGTGGGCGGCAAGGAGTTCATCTTTGCCGCCAATGCCGCAACACCGTACCGCTATAAACAGTTATTCAATGAAGATCTGTTCACGATTTTTCAAAACGCCACAAAGAACGAAGATGGCAACATCGTCTTGGCTGACACAATGACAAGGCTCGCTTTTGTCATGATTAAGCAGGCGGAAAAGGCTGACATGAATACCATCACGATAGATGATTTCTATGCTTGGCTTGAGGATTTCGCGCCGATGGATCTCGTTCTTGTGGGTGAGGAGATCGTGAATTTTTATATGTCGAGTACGGAAGGCTCAATCATACCAAAAAAAAAGTAAATCCGACAACGCGTAAGGACTCCACGCCGCTCATTATGCTTCGGGCGCTTCAGGTGGGGCTACGGTTGACGGATCTCGAAAACATTACGGTCGGCGATTTGATGGATCTTCTGATTGAATCCTCAAATGATTCCTATGATTATCCGCAAGTCGCAACGAAAGAGGATTTTGCGAGGTTTTAAATGGCCACAAAGATCAAAGGCATCACAATTGAATTATCTGCGGACGCTTCCGGTCTTGAACAGGCGCTCAAACAGGTCAATAAGTCGCTTTCAGAAACGCAAAAGGATCTGAAGGCAGTTGACAAGGCGCTCGCGCTGGATCCGAAGAATCTCGATCTGATAGAACAGAAGCAAAGGCTCATGGCCAAAGCGGTCACGGACACGACCAAAAAGGTCGAGGCTCTGAAGGAAGCGCAAGCAAGTCTTAAAGATGTCAATACTGAACAGGGTCAGCGTCAGTATGATGCGCTTACGCGAGAAATCGCGACAACAGAGAGCAAGCTCAAGGATCTGAACCGTGAGCAGCAAGAATTTGAAAAGCAAGCAAGCAGTGCAAAGGGAAGCGCGTCCGGGTTTGCCGGTGCTCTCGGGACCGTGTCGGAAGTTGCTGACAAGGTAGCACAGAAAACGGCGGCGATCTCTGCGGCTGCGGCTACTGCGCTTGGCGGACTCGGCATGATGGTTGTATCTGCTTCAAATTTCGCAGATGAGATGCTTACGATGTCTCAACAGACAGGTCTGTCTACCACTGCGCTTCAGGAAATGAAATATGCGGCGGAACGGATCGATGTTCCTCTTGAGACGATCACAGGATCCATCGAAAAGATGAAGGGAAAACTCGATGAATCCTCCGATACCTGGAGGCGTTTGGGCGTTGATGTCAAGGATCAGGCGGGACAATATCGCGATATCGAGTCAATCTTTTATGATACTGTTTCCGCTCTTAGTGAGATCGAAAACGAGACAGAGCGCGATACGGTTGCGATGGATATCTTCGGCAGATCTGCGAGCGATTTGACGGGAATCATTGACGATGGCGGCGCGAAGATGCGGGCACTCGGGCAGGAAGCGCAGGGCCTAAATCTTGTTATCCCTCAATCAGATCTTGAGTCGCTTGGTCAGTTCAATGATCTGCTTGAGCAGATGAAATCACAGTTGCAATTTGCGGCAGTATCGGCAGCAGTTCCGATTCTCGAGTCGATGGCTCCAGTCGTTCAGAGGGTCGCAGAAGGTATTCGCGCATTCGCTCAGGTTCTTGCAAATTTAGATCCTCGGCTCGTGAAGTTCGTCACGATCACGCTCCTCATAGTTGCTTCGATTAGTCCGATGGCGAAGGCTGTTTCAGCATTAACTTCGGGATTCAGCGGATTTTTGAAAGTTCTGCCGTATACGATCACAGGCCTTGAAATGCTGAATGCTGCGTTTATGCAGTTCGCAACTAATCCGACCGTCATCATGGTTGTCGCTATCGTTGCGGCTCTCGCGGCTTTGGCGGCGGTTATCTATTTGGTTGTAGATAACTGGGAATATGTCGAACCGGCCGCGCAAGAAGCTTGCGATGCAATGTCGAACGGCATTCAGAGCGTAATGAACACGATCAGAGGCTTCGGGGAATCTATTCAAAGCGGAATCACTTCGGCTATCGAAAAAGCAAAAGATTCGTTCATGGGAATCGGTGA